ATGACCGTGGCGTGTTTGCGACAGCAAACCGTTCTAAGCGACAGTTGCGACGCTGTCGAGTGGGAAGTGGGGAAAGGCGAAGCCGACAAGCGGACTGCGCCCACGGGGGTGCGGGGTGTAGTGCGACACCCCGCGAAACCATAATAACGATTTGTCGGAAACCGCCAGCTCCCTTTACACAAGGGAGCCTTTTTGCAGTCCGGACATTTTTACATCCTCCGCCTCGACTATCTCAGGCAAGCCACCTTCCGGATCTTCCTTCGAGCTGTGGGTAGCTTCCTCAATGTGCCGGTGGGGTCTGTGCGGAAATTTTGTCAAAGAAAAACGCCCTCATATAAAGCAGATTTATGTGAGGGCAGCATATCAGCATAATAATAGTTATCAGAATTATTTGTTAGAGCAGAAAATAAAATAAATTCAATTTAGAATACACATGCAAGATAAATTGTTTGTGTATTCTTTTTTGTATGACGAAAGAGTATCATACAAATAAAATTACAAAACCCCTGTTCAATATAGAATCGAACAAGGGTTTGCATAACTCGTGGTTTTTAGTGCCTGCTTTTACTTGGCACGTTCAGCTAAAAGGGGATTTCTTTGTGGATTATTTCGCAGCCTTATGCAATTTAATGCCGTAGTAAATATACGAAGCAACAAGATAAACCGCCAGGCAGATATAAATGAAGTTAAACCGCATGGCAGTGGTGGCATAGCTCTTGCCGAACAGCTTCAGAATCCAGCCAATCACTGTGCCCCGGAGAATTTCCTGCATGAAAAGGGAGCCAACGGCACAGTAGGGAATCACGAAGAGATATTTTCTGTCCTTTTTCACAAAGAAGAGAATTACAAACAGGGCAACCCCTGCAACGCCTGCCCACTGTAGAATCTGAATGAGCGTACGGGTCTGGGATGCATAAATGGATACGAACCAGTTATATAAGAATAGCATCAGCATGGCCGAGACCAGTGCGATGGCAGTGGCAAGCACGACCTTATTATCAATCCGCTCCCGTTCTTCTTTGGAAATTTTTGTTTTCGGTTTTTGCTGTTTCATAGTAGACCTCCTAAAATATTATACAAACAGTATTATACAATTTTTTCCGCACAAAGTCAATTATTTTTAGAAAATTTATTCGTTTTTTGTGCCGGAATACGTTGCACAAAAAATGCAGGGTGACGGTGCACAAAAGATGCAATGGTGGGATGGGGCGAAAAGGTGTATCCTGTATATGTCGATCGACGAGAAAAAGAAGAGAGGTGAGAAGGTGAAGAACAGAAGAAAGCTGCGTGAGAATCTGATGGGGGAAGAGGAGCGAGCCTTAGCGGAGCGATACCGGCGTTATTATCTGGACGCGTGGCAGGACAAGGCAAGACGAGGCCTGCCGGAGCGGTTTGCATTATATGACGCATACTGGGAGGGGGACGTCAACCTTCCGGAGACGGAAAATGACCCGGGAAGCAGTACAAACATCGTGCACGCCAATGTGGAGGGGCAGGTGTCACTGCTACTGGAGCAGAGCATCGGTATCCTTCCTGTCCCGGTCACACCGGAGGATGCACCCTTCGCCCAGAGCGTGCAGAAGGTTCTGGAATTCGTCAAGGACAAAAACCGGCTGACCCGAAAGCTGGACCTGCACGAGCGACGGCGTGAAAAATACGGCACGGGTATTTTCCGTGTCTCCTTCAGTCCCGATGCATTAGGCGGGGCAGGGCTACCGGTGATTGAGGCCTGTAACCCCAAGGACATTTTCATTGATCCGGGAATCTGTGACGTGTATCGGACAGAGGAAGCGGCGTTTATTATTGAAACGGTTTGCAAAACGGTGCACTGGGCACGACAGCAGTACGGCGATACGGTGGCGGATGCCATTGTTCCCGGCTACCGCCCTCAATACGAAGGGGACAGCGCAGGAGACGATACATACCTGCATATGCTGGTGTGGACAAAGGAAGAAGGGAAGCTTCGTCTGGTCGAGATGACCGGATGCGGGCTGATTCTCTCCGACAGCTTCCGGACGGGACAGGAGAATTTCTATCCCGGCGGAAGATATCCTTACTTTTTTACGCCGCTGTATTACAGAGAAGGCTCAGTCTGGGGTAAGGGCGATGTGGAGCTGCTGATTCCGGTACAGGATTTGATCAATGACCTGGACGACCAGATTCGCATTAATGCAAGATTGACCGGCAATCCCCAGCGTCTGATTGAAACAGGCAGTGGCATCGACCTGGATGCTATGACAAACGAGGCGGGTCTGAATATTCCCACCACCAGCGTTTCGGCGGTGCGAAACTTAGAGGCACCGCCCCTACCGTCCTATATTCTGCAAAGACGGGATACGGCCATGCGGTACGAAAGCCAGAGAATCACCCGTTTTTCCGACCAGATGACCGGGGCGAAGCAGGCCGGCGTGCAAACGGCGGCAGAAGCGGCTGTGCTCCACCAAAGCGGACAGATGTCCATTCAGCACAAAAAGCTGCTGCTACAGGAAACGCTTTCGGAGGTGTTCGCCTACTGTCTGGAAATGATACGGGCGTACTGGACCGAGGAGGTGGCAATCCGGCTGACGGATAAGCCAAGCGAGTTTGTCTTTTTCCGGGGGAGCGATTTGCAAAACATCCCGGCAAGGGACGGGAAACGGAAGGATGCGGCATTCGACCTTATTGTAACGGTGGGTGCAGGCCTTCCCACAAACAAAACAGCCGCTTATCAGATGATGAGTGATCTGCACAGCCGCGGTCTGGTGACAGCCGAAGAGGTACGGGCATTTTTGACGGAGTACCTGGGCTTCCCCTTAAAGGACGGCACAGCTTCGGCTGCACCGGCGACAGACGAAAGGCAGAAAAACGTGGAGAATGCCGACGTGGAAGGGCTGACGGAACAAGGAAATGTGAAACGCACAGAATGAGAAAGGAGAGGCCGTATGCAGATTTATTTACCGCAGGCCGTTGCAAGGCGAATGCGAAAGCACGCATACCTGCAAAGCATTGATATTGAAAAACTGAAGGATAACCCGGTTTGCCCACGCTGTGAGCGTGCCGCACTCCGGGACAAGGGCTGGGCGGAGGAAAAAATCGGCCATTGCCCCTACTGCGGACACAGAGGCCCTATGCCGGTAACGGTGGGCGAATATGCGGCAAAGGAATTATATAAGTAAAAGGAGGAAAACCATGGCAAAATCAAAGAAGCGTCCGATGCCCGGGGACGTAAAAAAGCATAAGGGTATAACACCGGCATCCATGATCGCCCAAAACGACAGGGTGGAAGCGATGCTACTGGAAGAGGAGCAGCAGGAAGAATTGCAGGAAATGCCGGCGGAAGAGACGGCAGAGAAGGCAGTCGAAACAGAAGACCGGAAGGAAACGGATGCAGAAAAGGAAGAGATGTACACACTTCTTCGCAGGCTCATGGATGACATGGGTGCAACAAGCCTTTCGGCACTTTCCCGCATGATTGACGAGGCAGAAATGCAGAAGCTGGTACGCTCCTACGGGTTTGACGAACAGAGTGCCAAGATGTTTTTGGCACAGCAGGAAAAGGTACGTGCACTTCGGGAAGCGGAGGCAAAGGCGGCGAGAGAGGCCATATATGCCGAAATGAAGGGCGATCCCCTTTATGACGATGTGGACGGACACAAAACGGCAATGGAAGCCTTTATTTTCCGTACCGGCGTCTCGCCCAGAGAGGCATACAATGCCCTGTTTGGGGAAGCACGCTTCCACCGTCTTAGAAAGGACATGGAAGCGGAAAAGACAGCGGCGGAGAAGAAGGCGAAGAGCATTCCGGCACTCTCCGGCGGCGATGCACCGGACAAGCAGGGACAGATAAAGCTGTCCGAAGCAGAACGGTGGGCGGCAAAGCGTGCCGGCATCACACCGGAAGAATATATAAAATATAAATACGCATATTAATGCGAAATTCATTTTAATTTTGAAAGGATGAGTATACTATGGCAACAAAACTGGAAAGAAGTAATTTTGCAGAGCTGTTAACACCGGTTCACAGAAAGGTGTTTTTCGACAGCTACAACAAGAAAAAGAAGCAGTACACAGAAATCTTTAAGGTGGACGAAATGCACGCCAAGGAAGAAACCTTCCCCCATCTCGGTGCATTTGGCAAGTGGGCGGAAAATGCGGAAGGCAATGACTTTAACCAGGCAGATATTTTGCAGGGTGAGGTTGCGACCTTTACGGCACGCCGCTTTGACAAGGCATACGAGGTAACCTGGGAGCTGGTGCAGGACGATCTTTATAACGTGATGCGTGGTCTCGGCAGAGGCGGCAGTGCCTCCAAGCTGGGCGGCGGTCTTCAGGCAACAGAGGAATCCCAGGCGGCGGATGTGGTGCTGAAGGGCTTTTCCGAAAACGGCTACGACGGCGTACCGCTGTTCTCGGCAAATCATCCGCTGGTAAACAGCACGGAAACCTGCTCCAACCTGGTAACGGGTGCCCTTTCCGACGAAACGCTCAAGGAAGCACTGACCAAGATGCGTCTCCAAAAGGACGAGGCAGGCGTTTTGGTGGCCGCACATGCAAACCGGCTGGTTGTACATCCCGACTGGGAATTTACCGCCCGTGCACTGATCGGCTCCACCTTACAGGCAGGCACAAGCAACAACGACAAGAATACGGTGCCGCATCTGGATATCACCGTATGGGATTATCTTTACGACGGCGATGATGGGGCAAAGCCCTGGTTTGTGCAGGACGGCAGCATGGACAACCTGATGTTTTTATGGCGTGAAAAGCCGGTCTTTGACAGCGAAAAGATTGAAAACAAAATGGATTACCGTTTCTACGGGTACTGCCGCTTTGATACCGGGTATGTGGATTGGCGTGGCCTTGTCGGCTCCAACGGTATCGCAGAATAAGAATAAAGAAAGGAAGTGGATTTATGCGTGTATCGGAAATACTGACAGAGGGTGTGGAGCAGTTTTTGGAGCTGGCACCCGCCGTCGAAAGTCATCTGGCGGATACGGATAATCCCCATGGGGTGACAAAAGAGGACGTAGGGCTTGGAAACGTAACAAACGACCTACAGGCAAAAGATGCCGACTTCCGCTCCCATAAAAATGCTGCAGAGCTGGACCATGCCGATGGCAGTGTCAAAGCTGCAAAGCTTGCCGACGGTGCGGTGCAGACTAAAAAAATAGCCGACAGTGCCGTAACGGCAGAAAAGCTGGCTGAGGGTGCCGTCACATCGACGGCACTTGCCGGCGGTGCGGTAACAGCAGAGAAAATCGAAAATGGTGCCGTCGGTACAGTCGCCATCAAAAGCGGGAGCGTTATCGAAAGCACGTTGCACCCCTCGCTTCGCAGCAGCATTCAAAACAAGGTGGACAAGGTGGAGGGGATGGGACTTTCCCAGAACAACTTCTCCGATGAACAAAAGGAAAAGCTGGATGCCATTACCGTGGTGGATGGCAGCGGTGTGGAGGTAGACATGAACCGGCTGGTGGAGAGGAATAAACCTTTCACCTTTTGCAAGACAGGCATGACGTATGTGGACAAGGGCGAAACAACCTTATGCACCGACATTGCAGAGCTTTATTCCGTGGAATCGGATCTTCCGCGAGGACAGCTCTGGGTTGCCTACAAAAGCACCTCCGGCATTTATAAGGTGTTTGTACGTGGCGAAAGCACCTACTCCTCTGCGAACTATGTGGGAAGAGAAAAAACCGAGTGTTACGGGTATGCGTCACCCTACGTATACTTCCCGGAGGCGGAGGACACGGCACTGAAAATTTACAGAGTGTCGAAAGGCACCCCTACGCCGGACCTATGGATGTCAGCCACGCTGTCTTTCTCGAAAACCGGCGGCTGGATTCAGCATATATTTGTGGACACGCAAGGCGTGACCCTCCTCTATTACGGAGACCTAAGCGGTACAAGTGCCAAGATGTATCTGGAACGGTTTGACACAAACGGCAACAGCAAGTGGTGCCGAATTTTCACCATAATCGGCAAGCAAAGCTCCTACATAAACAATACGACAAATGACACGTTATTCAATAGGATATACCGTAAGGCGGTTATAGGGGCGGACGGGAAGCTGTATGTGGCACCCGTAATGGCATCGAGCTCAAAGCTGAGCACAGAATCATCCGCTACCAGCTTAAATTGCAGCATTGCACGCATCAATTCAAGCGGGCAAATCGACAAAAAATATTACCCGTACACCAGTGCGGGGGATATCTTTGTGAGCCAGGACATCGCACTTATGGGGGAATATCTTTATGCGTTTAACCGTTCCAGAATCTGGCGCTACGCACTGGAGGGAGACGGCGTAGGTGCTTCGCAGTGGTATTTTGACAACACGAACTACCTCTTGCGTGGAATGACACCGAATTATGACGGACAGGTGCATCTGATGACGAAGACAACGGACGGCTCCAATGTGCTCATTATGACCAGGGCAAACATAGACAGAACGGTGGACACCTCCTACGGCACAGGCGTTTTAATTAAAGAGATCCAGCCGGAGAAATATGATATTGCCCGGTATACAATCCGTGGCTTTGAGGCGCTTAGGATGCCGGAGGGAACCACCACGATAACCAGCCGGCTGTTTATACCGTCCGACATCTACGAAGCTATATAGGAGGCAGAGAAAATGGAGCAGCTTGAATGGGTCATCAAAATCGGTGCGGCTCTGGGGGCAGTGGCGGTCATTTGGCGTATATTTTCCCAAATCAGCCGGATTCCCCAATATCTAAAGGATATGCATCGACATACTTTTGAAAATTATATGGCCATTCTCCGCATCACTGTCATGGATCCCCATATGCCCCTGGGCGAACGGATTCTGGCAGGGCAGAAATACTTGGAGACAGGCGGAAATGGGGAGGTACGAAAGTATGCGGTGGAGGAGCTGCACGTTACGGAAGCGGAAGGAAAGGAGAAAAAATGAGCCTTTTGGAAAGATTGCGAAGCCCTGTTGCCCTGGGAGCAATTGTGGCACTGGTCGGCTTTATCACAAAAGAATGGCTTGGCTGGGAGATTCCCGGTTATGACAAGTTTGTGGAGCTTGTGATGGCGGCACTGGTCGCATTCGGCGTTGTGAATAATCCCACGGACAGGGAGAGGTTTTAAATGCAGAATCAGGATTGGGGGGATACGGTGAAGCAGATTAGGTTTAACAGGACGGAGAGGAGCGAGAAGCCCCGTTATATCGTCGTCCACACCACGGGCAACACCCGAAAGGGTGCGGATGCCCAGGCACATTTTACATACTGGAACAGCGGGAACGTGGGACAGAGTGCAGATTTTGTGGTGGACGACACCGGGGTTTTACAGATTAACGATTATACGAAATATTACACCTGGCATTGCGGAGACGGCAAGGGAAAATACGGCATCACAAACGGAAATTCCATCGGCGTGGAAATCTGTGTAAACCAAGACGGCGACTTTGAAAAGGCACTGGACCATGCGGTGGTATTCATCCGGAAGCTGAAGGCGGAAACGGGAATCGAAAACGTGGTACGGCACTACGATGCATCCCGGAAGCTATGCCCTGCCCCCCTCTCTGACAATGATTGGGAAAAATGGAAGGAACTAAAAAGGAGGATTGCAGAGGTGGAAGAATTAACAAGTGTAAACGACATTGTCTGGGAGCTTGCGGACAGAGGCATCGTTTCCGATGTGGCACTGTGGCTGCAGGAGCTGGAAAATGACGAAAACATTTATTGGCTGGCACGAAAATGCGTCCGCTACCTCAGGGGGCGAGGCGTATGAGGCTGGGTCAAATCTTAGAGGACGTAAAGGTCCGGATGCCGAATGCCTTTGAAGAGGATTCGTTGGTCATCTGGCTGGACAGTGCCCTTCGAGATATCTATAAGGTTTTAGCACTGCGGGAGGGGTTTACCTTTTCGGCCGTGCACGGGCAGTCTGTCTATCCCCTGCCGGCAGATATCAGCTGTGACCTTGTCAGTGCAGTGGTAGTAGACGGCAAAGAGCTGACTGCCCGACGGATCGGGGACGATGTGGTGCCGAACTGCTGGAGCAAGGTGACAGAAGGGTTTATTGCCCTGCATCCGGCACCGAAGCGGGGCGAGAAGATCACCGTATGGTATTTTGCCAGACCTGCCCGTCTCCTGACGGCGGCAGAGGCAGAGGAGGCCGGTGTGGCTTTCGCCGAGCAGGAGATCAAGCTGGATGCCGATTATGCCGAAATGCTGAAGACGGCACTTTGCATTACCATTGCCGAGGCGAGAGAGGATGTGGCCCTTGCCAATAATTACAAGGTAAGCTACAATATGCTTCTGGCACGGGCAAGACAGGAAAGATATGAGAAGGACGGAAAGTATCCGGTCACAAAAACAGTAAAAAGGTAGGGAGCTATGAGAAAGAGTATATGGAGTGACGTGTCCGCAAAAAAGCGGCATATTGAAACAAAAACCGGCGGCGGAATCCACACGGGCTTTCCGCCGACGGAAATCCCTGAGGGTATGGCAACGGAAATGCGTAATCTCCATTCCCGTGCCTATCCCCACATGACAACCCGGCCGCCCAGAGACACCGCCGCCGTGCCGGCACTTCCCGGTGGAGAAGTACGGTTTTTCGGCGTGATTTTCGGTACAACACTGGCGGCGGTAGTGGGCAGAACACTGTACACCCTGGCAGACGGCGGCTGGATGTCGGAAGGCACGCTTTTTGCCGCCGCCACCGGCCGGGTGTATGCGGCAGATTTTATGGACTGGGTCGTGTTTGCCGACGGGGCGGAGTGCAAAAAATTTGACGGAACAACCATTTCCGCCGTGGGGACGAAAGGAAAGCCCACAAACGCCAAATATCTGGCAACCCATGCGTGGCATCTGTTTTCTGCCTCGGATGCGGACAAGTTTCTGCGTTACTCGGCGGTGGAGAACGTGGACGACTGGTCCGCACCGGGGGATGCCGGACAGGAGCTGGTGGAAACCACCAGGGAGGCATATGCCGGCGGTATTGTGGCATATGGCGGCAATCTTCTGTACTTTAAGCGAAACGCCATGTTTGAGCTGTACGGTACAGACCCGGTGAATTTCTCCCTCCTGTGCATGAGCCGGGATATCGGCTGTATTTCCCAGGCAAGTATAGTGGAAATCGGCGGAATTCTGTATTTCATGGGCACGGACGGCGTATACCGGTACGGTGGCGGCGTTGTGCCGAAAAAAATCAGCTTCCCCATACAAAAGTATGTGGAGGGGCTGGACACGGAGCGGGCGGAGGCGATTGCAGCAGGGTCGGACGGCGAACGGTATTATCTCGCACTGCCGCAAAAAGGCGGCAGTACCCGGATTTTTGCGTACGATACGCGGCTGGGAGAGTGGTTCGAGGAAGATACGGCACCGCTGATAGCCTTTGCATCGCATGAAGGGCGGCTGTATGCCGCCGACAGTGACGGCACGGTGTATTTATTCGGTAGCGGCGGGGAGGCGGTACAGTGGCACCGGATTTCCCGACCGTATACCTTTGAAAATTCCCTGCATCAGAATTGGCATCGCATTTTCATCCGGGCGGCGGTGGCGGAGGGTGCACACTTTACCGTGGCACTCAGTCCTTGGGCCGGCGGCGAAGGGTTTCGGACGGTGGCAACTGTCCGTAGTAGTGGCCAGACGGTCATCGAGATTCCGCCCCAGCTGCAGGATGCACCCCAGATGCGTGTCAAGCTTGCAGGGGAAGGCGAGGTTACGGTGTCGGCACTGGAGTTTGAACTGCGTGCACGCGCGCGTAGTTATATATAATTGTGAAGCAAAGAGCTTCACGGAAGGGAGGAAAGATGGAATATAATGTAGAGAACTGGCTGAAGGAACGGGGCTACAAAACAAGCTCGGACGGCACAACGCTTTCCGTAACGGATAAAACGGGTGCTTCCTATGCGCTGGATACGGCAGGCTTTTCCAGGGACGGTACTTCCTATAAGGGGAGCGGTGATACGATTCGGGCGGCACTGGGCAATAGCGGTGCCGGCGGCCCTGCCGGGTACACGCCCCTTCGGAACACGCTGGCGGCACAGGGCGTTTCTGTAGGCTATGATGCCACAGCCGATGCCCCCATTGTCGGCGGACAGATGCTGAATAAGAACGACAGCCGGCTTGTGAAGGTGGGAGATGATTACTGGATTGAAGAAAACTATGCAAAGTCGTTTATGCCAAAAAAGTATGAAAATCCCTATGCGGACGAGATGTCGTCCCTTCTTTCGGAGCTAAGGGACATGAAATTTTCCTACACACCCACAGAGGACAAGGCTCTCCGGGCGGCACAGGACCAGGCGATGCTTGCGGCAAAGCAGTCTGCAAACGCCCGGGGTCTCCTTGGCGGCTCTACCGCAGAAATTATGCGGCAACGGGCGGCACAGGAGCTGGTGCCCGCGTATGAACAGCTTGCCTATAACCGTTATCTAAACGAACGGGAGGGGAAGATAGATACCCTTTCCCTTTTGGGTACACTGGCAGACAACGCCTTTAGTGAATATCTGGGCAAAGAGAATCTGGCGATGGAAAAACGACAGTTTGCCATGGACGCACAGAGCGAGGCAGACACCAAAGCCTACCGCAAGGAAACGCTTGCACAGGATGCACAGCTTACCCGGGAGCAGCTGGCACAAAAGAGTGCAGTCGACCGGTTTACCACACAGCTTGACAAGGTGATTGCCATGGGCGAAGTGGACGAAGAGGCGGCAGAGGTGCTGGGCCTTGTGCCGGGCACACTGACCCGTGACCAGCTGCAGTTTATCATCAAATTGCAGGAAGCGGAAGCACTGGCAGCACAGGAGAGGACAGATGCGCTGGCGGCAGAAGAGAGGGAATGGAACAGACAGAAGGAGCTTTTAAAGCTGGAGACGGATGAAAAGATAAGGGCGGCATACGCCACAAAATAATGTTTAAAAAGTAAACGCTGCAGAGTGAAACACCCCTGAAAACGTACTGTTTTCAGGGGTGTTTGTTTGGCGCCTTTAGGCGTGGAAATAACCCCCCGGTTCTACCGGGGGAAGATAAAAAGCTTTAGCATGAGAAAAACCTCCGTGATATAATAGTAAATGGTTTGGCAACCGCATTACTAAAAATATCAAGGAGGTTTTTAACGATGTTTAAGAAAACGAGTAATGAAATTAAACACACAGCACATTCAAGTTATAGGTGTCACTATCATATAGTATTTGCGCCAAAATATAGGCGTAAAGAAATATATGGTCAGTTGAAAAAAGATATCGGAGAAATTCTGAGAAAGCTTTGCGAACAGAAAGGAGCAGAAATAATAGAAGCAGAAGCTTGCATCGACCATATTCATATGTTAATAAGTATTCCACCATATATAAGTATAACACAGTTTATGGGATTTCTCAAGGGAAAAAGTTCATTGATGATATTCGATAGACATGCAAACTTGAAATACAAGTATGGGAGCAGAAATTTTTGGTGTAGAGGATACTATGTGGATACTGTAGGAAAGAATAAAAAGGTTATAGAAGAATACATACGAAAGCAGCTGGAAGAAGATTACGCCAAAGACCAAATAAGTATAAAAGAATATATGGACCCGTTTACGGGTAACAAGAATAAGTAG